ATACCCGCTGGGTCAATCTCAATGTCCCCGATGTGCCGGGGAAATTCGTTAGTTGATAGTTTGATGTATGAACTCATAGAGTTTTATGCGGTTTGTTGGCTTGTTTTGTATGCTTCGACCAAAACGTCATAGTCTGTGCCAATCTGGGACTTTAGGGCATCACGAACACGAGCAGCCTTTCTTTGTTCAACTTTCTCAGAGCGCAGCAGGCTGCGAAGTTTATCGCGGTACTGGTAATCACCAATCAAACCAACAGAGGCATCATCAAGATTTTCGGGTAACGCTTCAGTGAGAGTGTTTTTGTAGGTAATCAAGTCACTAGGCCAGCTATCTTGCGGCAGTTCCGCAAGCATGACGGTGTAGTTGTCTACGTTAATTTGGTACTGATAAACTTCCATCTCACGATGAAATGCAGCAACAATAAGGTTGTTGAAGTGTTCTTGAGCCGTAACCATATAAGTTCCTTTAGGTTAATTAGAAAATGCTATACCAACCGCAGCGCCTGTTGGCAGGGTTGCGGGATCTGCGTATTTAATCCCAAATCCAGCGGACCAAGGGAAAACGGTAATATAAGGGGAAGTGCTGTATGTAACCGCTATTGAAGTCCCCGCAGGATTAAACGCTACCCCACTTGCGGTGCTTGTTGGTGTGAAAAGCGGGTCTGCGTATTTGGTCCCAAACCCAGCAGACCAAACATAAGCTGAAATGTATGGGGCTGTAGAGTACGTAATCGCTATTACAGTACCTTCAGGATTAAATGCCACTCCAACCCCGTTGTTTGGTAATGCCGTTGAAGGATTTCCGTATTTAGTGCCGAATCCTGAAGAAAAAGGATACGTTGAAATAAATGGGAACGTGGAGTGTGTAACCGCTATATCTGTTCCAGCAGGATTAAACGCTACCTTATTTGCAGTACCGATTGGCAAGGTAGATGGATTTCCGTATTTAGTGCCAATTCCTGAAGAAAAAGGGTATGCTGAAATAAATGGGGTTGTAGCGTGTGCAATTGCTATTGCAGTGCCCGCAGGATTAAATGCTACACCGTTTCCATTACCGGCTACCGCCGTTGAAGGATTTCCGTATTTAGACCCAAATCCAGCAGACCACGGATACGCTGAAATAAAGGGGGCTGTATTATGTGCAACGGCTATAGCCGTTCCAGCAGAATTAAATGCTACGCTGTTTCCTTGCCCAGTTGGTAGTGTTCCGGGGTCGCCATATCTAGTCCCAAACCCACTATTAGACCAAGGGTAAGCAGAAATAAATCGGCTAGTACCGTGTGCAATTGCTATAGATGTATTGGTAGGATTAAATGCTACGCCGTTTCCTTGCCCAGTTAATGCATTTCCGGCGGGTGATGTAGACGGATTTCCATATTTAGCCCCAAATCCCGCGTACCAAGGATAAACAGAAATAAAGGGGGTGGTGGCGTGTCCAACCGCTATAACTGCGGTATCCTGCAAAGGCCAAGCTCCAGCCGCGCGGTATTGCATTTGCTGAACTAATGTCCAGACGCCCGAAGCTACGCCCAGCGCAACAGTTGGCGGGGTAGCCGAAATTACCGATCCTTTGTAGCGCATTGACATAGCGCTAATCCTTAGCTAATGACTTCGTAGCTGATGCTGTACGTGATACCGCTGGCGGTGCCAGAGGTCACTGTGATCGAAGTGTTTTCTTGCAGATAAATTTGAGTAGTTTTGTCCACCACGATCAATGAGGCGTCAGCCGGGACCGAGATGGTTGAAGCGATTGGGTATGCCGTTCCGCTGGATGGGGCGGAGTTTTGAGCCTGAGCGCCGTTGGTGTAGATACTCACTGTAGTATCAACCGGACTCGCGCCGTTGACGTTAGCCGCAACAATTTGATTGATCTTAAATACTTGCCCAGATGATGCCGCATTTGGGAGTAACACAACCTGTGTTGTTACAGACGGTGTGAGGTAAGTAGTGGTGCCAAGTGCCGACGTTACGGCAAGAAGATTTGGGTTTGCCATGACGGGTCCTTACTATCCAAAAATAAAAGAAATCATTGTGACTTTGGCCTGAGATATGCTTGCTGCCGGAGCAGATGATACCCAAGTTGAGCCATTTGAAGTAAGCACATTACCGTTTGCGCCTGAAGAAGTTAGGCTAGTACCTCCATTCGCCGCCCCTAACGCATTGGTCAGGCTTAGTGTGTTTGCGGTTAATGTCGTACCGTTAAAAGTCAGGTTTGAGGAACCCGCCAGATTGCCGCCGCTATTAAACTGAACTTGTGTGTTTGAACCACCAGCCGAAGCGCCAACCCGTACAAAGTCTGTGCCGTTCCAAGCCACAAGTGCTTTGTCACTTGTAGCAATCGTTACCCCAGTCGTAGGGCCAGCGCCGCGAATAGTGACCGTGTACGTCGCAGACGTATTGATGACAACATAGGTTTTGCTTGCTGCCGGAGCCGTGATGGTAATATTGGCTGATGCTGGGTTACACAGCAGTATCATGTACTGCGATGATGTACTACCAAGAGACGTACCGGTTGACTTAGTAAGCGTAGTGTCGGTAGTAATTGTCTGCGTACCGGCAACTGCCGCATCAATGTAGGTCGAGATGTAGTCGTTGACGGTAGTGCCCCACGTACCGGACAACTCTCCGGTTGCTGGTAATGCAAGCCCAAGAAGCGAGGTATAGGAGGTTGGCATGTCTATCCTTTAAACAGTCTCTACTTCAACCCAGTTAGGGGTTGAAGTCGTGGTAATACTTACCCAATTCGGCGTCTGGTCACTATCTATGAGACTCCAGTAAGCATACCCAAAATTGCCCACGCTACCCATCGCGGGGCAACCAGTAATAGCAACAAGGCGGTTCCCGATTGAAACAGATTGTACAGTTCCAACGGCAGAAACACCAGATATTAAAAACCCAAATTCAACAGTTCCTACTTCCCCAGCGGCGACGGCTCCAGTTAGAGCAACGGTTACATTTACCCCTACATCCCCAACCGCAGCGTCAGCGGAAGTACCGGATACATCTGTAAGCCGCTGCTGCTGTGTACCCTCAACCGCCCCAGTAGCAGATACTCCTGTTATGGGTACCGGTCTTGCGTATCCTACTGTGCCAACACCACCCGAAGCCGCTACACCAGTAAGCGGGAAAATATGTGGACCAACCCCAACCGTTCCAACCGTTCCGGTGGCAGATACCCCAGAGATAGACTCCGTTTTAGTTATAGATATTGTACCAACGCCCCCTGAAGCTGATACCCCGGTAATTGGGAAAAGGTGAGGGCCAGCTTCTATCGTCCCAACAGAACCAACCGCAGTGGTTCCACTTAATGAGTCACCTTCAGCGGCTTCAACATTGCCAACTTGGCCGGATGTAGATGTGCCACTAAGTGCAAGAGATCTGTTCCCCGCTGCAACCGAACCAACTGAACCTGTAGCCGATACTCCGCTAGAAGAAGCGGGGACAGCAAACTGGACATTACCAACCGCGCCAGATGCAGCATTTCCAGTAATAGGTATAGTGCGGGCTGGGCTAACTGTACCGACTAATGCGTCAGCATGAACTCCACCAGCTTGTAGATCTAAAGAAACTGAACCGGGTATTGCCTCTGCTGTCACCCCCGTAAGGGCAATAGTTCTGGCAGGTGAGACACTACCAACAAAACCAGAGCCTACTACCCCAGACAGTGCAGCGGTCTTGCTACTTGTAACGGTTCCTACTAAACCAGAAGCTACAGTACCACTTAGTGTTACAGAGGGGGCAACCTGAACGGAACCCACTGAGCCGATTGCTACGTTTCCGTTCTCGGCCTGTGATTTTGATGACGTTACTGTACCGGCGGAGCCAGCGGCTGCTACCCCGGTTATCGCAAATTGAGCCGAGCCGTGGGTAACTGTTCCTACAGAACCAGAGGCAGAAACTCCGGTTAAGGCGATAGACCGTGTACAAATTACGGTCCCAACCGAACCAGAAGCAGAAGCCCCGGTTAGCGCAAATTGGGCCGAGCCGTGTGTAATCGTCCCTACAGAACCAGAAGCGGATACTCCGCTAATGCTTACCGTTACCGATATACCGGGGGCGCTAACAAAACCGGACGCGGCAGTGCCCGTTAGGGCGTCTTGCGAACCGCCCCACGTATTACTACTCCAAGTACTGGCTCCCCAGCCGGTAGCCACAGTACTTCAACAACCTGTTAGGTTGTAGCCAGACGAATCAGAGCGGTGCTGGTCGTGTTACTCGGCATCGTCAACGTGAACGTACCCGCAGTCACGGTCTGTGATCCGAAAGTATGAACACTAATTGCCTTGCCGCTCTGCGTTGAATTGTAGATCAACACTGTGTCAAACGCCGTTGAGAGTGTGACGGTTGTGTAAACAATTGATGCAGAAGGCGTCCAGTAACCAACACCCGCCGTGGCTGAACTATTAGCGGAAGTTGGAGCCGTTGCATTCGTTACAGTAACTCCACCAGCGGTGTAGTTAGTACCCGTAACTTCGCCGGTTGTTGTATAGATGGTGGTCGCAGCGTTGATCGTCGCCGAAGCAAGATAAAGCGCGGCTTTTACGGTATCCGTCGTAGGGGAAGTTAAACTTCCACGGGACACAATGGTTGACGTTCCAAGCTGATGCTGACCAAGCATTAGTTCCCCAAGGAACGATGTGCACATAGACTGAGTATTAGCCATGATTTATCCTATTGAAGCGGCTTCAAGCGCCGTAAAGGGAGAGGTTTTAAGGTTAACGTGAACAGAACGGTGGACCAACTCATCGTTGAGCCAGTACTCAGTCCATGTGGTGAACTCAATATCATTATCTAATGAACCCTCTCGTTTCTCCAGTAGAGAGTCGTCCATTTCGCCGTGGATTGTAGTGACTAACATTATACGATCCTAATGATTGCTGATGTGTTGGTGACTGCCGGAAACTGCACAGTGAATGTAGTTGTTGATGTTTTATCTGAACCAAAATCTAACACACAAATAGCTGGGTTTGTAGTTCCGTCAGCCAAATAGATCAACGCCCCCCGCGCAGTAACCGCAGTAGTCCAGACGGCGTTATTGAATGACCAGTACGCAGTCGCGCCGGTAGCACCAACAGTAGGGACTTGGTTAATAACAAGGATCTGCCCCCCAGCGGTATACCCCGAGGCAGAAACCTCGCCTGTAGAAGTATACCCTGTGGTTGTTGCATCTAGTGTGGCGGCGTTAGTGTAGAGCGCAATCTTAAAGACTTGCGTCGTGCCTGTGTTGAAGTTAAATACCCCACTAGGAAGTCCCGTCTTAAACGTGTTGGTGGAGTAGTTGCCGGTAAACGCCATCAACGTACCTTGATTTTGGTTTGCCCGTCACGGTACGCATCACCGCGCTCCAACTCATCACCCAGACGTTTAGCCAGCGCAAGCGCTTCTTTGTATTTGCCGTCATACAAAGCCATCATATCCTGCTCGCCTTTCATAAACGTATAGGCTTCAACAAGCGTTCCATACAACAGCACCGTATCAAAGTTATCGCCAAGCCAAGTTGTGCCCGCTGTGACAATCGACGGTGGGTAATAGAAGTAATGCAACTCCATCGTGTACACAGCGTTTGGAGTTGGGCCAAGGATGAAAGTCAACTCAGCCACGTTACTTGATCGCGGACCAAACAACGCGTAGTACCTTGGGACGGCGGTGTCAGTAGGCTGTGGATACGCTTGGCGGATAAAGTTAACGTCCTTGTTCAGCAAATACTCATAGCTGCCGTCTGCATTTATAACAGCAAGCGAATAAGTAGACAGATAGTCGTCAGGGCAAGCAAGGTATTTGTTTGCTGGACTAGTCACTCCGGTTACGTTTCTGCGTAACGATGGGAATTGAACCGTATTGTAGATACGCTGCTCCGCCTGCTCAATGAACGTATTCATTTCAGTCGTCTGGAACGTGTTCTCCGTATAGTTGGAGACCGCAGCTACAAGCTCAGCATAGTTCACGCCATCGGTCCCCGAGACATCGTACCCTTAGTCGCACAACCAACCCCACGCATTTTGATGCCAGTTGTTTTGACATCCGGGTATGGTTTACTACGAGCAGCGCCAACACTAACTGCCATATCACTTAGCTCTACGCGTTGTGGATTAGCACCGTAGCCGTTGTTGCTTAGATCGGTTCCAGCTTTACCCTCCATGTTGTGTGGAGGTGCGTAAACGTCAGCGGAACCAACCTCTTTGCCGCCTTTCTTTGCGCTAAAAGTAGCCATTATTTGCTGCCTTGGTTCATGACACGGGACATATTACGCCCCTGTTTCATGCGGTCATCCGTAGTTGGGCCACCCTTCTTGAGCTTCAAGGACGTAGCTTTACTGCCCTTATGCTTCTGCGCGTCATGTTGCTTGACGGCTTTTTTGATCATCGCCTTGTCTTGGGCTAAATCTGATTTTTCCATGATAATTCCTATGTCGTTACAACCGTAACTGTACCCAATTGCACCTGCAAAACCAAGTTATTTGGAGTCAGTAACGTATCAAACGCACTAGCCCCGCCAACCGGATTCCAACCCCACTGAAAAATTCTACTACCCCCACCGGGGTACCCGTCATTCAAAGTCCCAGACAACGTGTAACTTACATCAGGTCTAGGTTCACGAACTGCTTGCGGATCATTAACTGGATACAGGCCGAGAGATAACTGAGGTTGATCTGGGTCCCAGCATGTAGGACATACTTTAATGTTGAAGAGCTTGGTCTTGATGACCTCTTTCTTCAGTTCCTTGAGTTGATATCGCTGCCCACACCGGTCACACTCGGCAATTGAATATTTACCTGACGCATACTTTGACGCCATGATCAGTAGAACAGTTGACGAGGGACAAAACGATCCGCTGCTTTATCACGATCCTCCTGTGAAGCAAGCAACCATTGCTGTTCGTACTCATCCTTGAGCATCGCCACGCGACCGGGGTCAACGTCCGGGCGTTTCATAGCGATGTAGAACGCCATACCGGCTACCATGCAAGGCACTAGTCGGAACGGGATATCTTCTACGTTCACCCCATTACCAGCATCTTGAAGACGGCGAAGCCTCCAGTATACAAAAGTGTAATCCCCACCAGCATTAGGCGAAGGCCATACGTTGATGCAAGGAAGATTTTGTACGTACACCGCAGCGCCAGCCGTGTGGGATGCTGCGGTAGTGTTGTTCTGCCCACGCCAACAATTGGTCAGGGTATTGCCAACGATGTTTGTATAGCTAATCGTTTCCGAATCAATCTGCACAAACCCAGTCGTAGTCAGCCCAGCCACGCTACTAAGCGGAACAGTCGTACTTGTACTGGTAATCGTACTACTTAGTGTGACACTTGTAGCGTTCGTCTGTGCAGTTTGACGGTTAACCCAAACTTGGATTGGACGCCCTTGGGTCAGTTTGTTTGGGATTGTAGAGTACGTAGACTCTGAGATCCGAGTGATGTTGATATCAACCTGATTGCTAGATGACGCAGTGTTCTGTCGAATAACGTGGTCCAACAGGTCAATCGTATCGGCGGGAAGAGGGTAAATAAGCTGTCCCGTATTCAGAACAATCTGCCCCTCTTGGATTGTCCAAAGGTTTATACCTCTATTAGCCCACTCAATAGTTAACAGGTTCAGAGATCGGCGTGCCGTACGAAATTCATAACCAGTACGGACCTCAATACCGGCACGCTCGTACGCTTCCTCAATGAGATCATTGAGGTCAAGATTGAACGTAGAGAGGCCGGTTGTGTATGCCATTAGCCAGCTTGCCAGTCAGGAGCATTGTAGTTAGGAGCGGGGGCGTTAGCCTCTCTTTGAGCTATTAGCCTAGCACCTTCTTGCGCTGCTTGCTGTTGCCGTAATACTTCGGCTTGTTGCGCATTCTGCATATTAGTCTGCTGCATAGCCCGTTGCTGTATCTCTTGCTGCTGATTCTGTACATAATTCATGTACGGATCTTGCCGATACTGTTGGGGCGTGAAGTATTGCTGTTGTTGCTGTTGGGGCGTGAAGTATTGCTGTTGTTGCTGTTGGGGCGTGAAGTATTGCTGTTGTTGCTG